GATAGGAAGAATCATAAGGAGTTTCCGGCTCATCCCAGACATCTCCTTCGGCAGTCGGTACGGCAAATACTCTGGAACCCTTTTTAATCTGAACAATGGTGTCCTGAATTTTTTCATCATTTCGGGCCAGACGATTCGTGTCCGGTTCTCCAATAATATTTCCAAATGGATGATTCTGCCGAGGCCACAATTCTCCTGTCTCTGGAGAAGGATCTTCTTCGGTTAAAATTGCTCCGGTGCCGTCTTCTCGGTATTCTTTCTTTTTCAATTTGCGAGGATTTCTGGATAATTCTTTTCGAGGATCAAGAAAGCCCTCTCGAATATTCCGAGGAAAGGCATACTCGGAAGGAATTCCACCAATCGTTCCAAGAATCATTGGCTCCTGAGAATCGACTCCATCCCTAAAAAAACCGACAACCCATGATCCTTCTACCGGACCCATTGGAGTCTGACCGATTCCATTTACCGAAGAACTCTGAACCGGAGAAACAGGCCAAGCCCAAGGAAGTTCATCTGTTGGAATAAACCTTTTATTTTCGGTATGAGAACCAAGAACTCTTACCCGGCACCGACCCAACATTAAAGGATCAAGCCGACTTTCTACAACACCAATAAAGAATTTCCATTCAATCATATTAGGAATAAATCTCCGATTCCATAAGTGGATTCACAAAAAGAGTGTCCTTGGAAAGTTCCAGAGTCATCGAATATACACCAAAATTCGGAGCCTCGGTTGTGATGATGTGCCGAACACAGGTAATCAAAAACTTACCTCTGTAGTATTTATCCAAATATTCATTAGAATTCACGTCTGCCGAATCCTTTGGAGAAGTAATCTCCAGATTAATCACGTCCCCGACACTAAGAGAAGGATCTGCCGGAATAGTCACATTGATTTTCACATTATTCAATTGCTGAATCTGGGATTTTCGGAAAGGAATAAATCTTGAGGAATCCTTGTCCTGAAAGGTTCCGTCATAAAGAGAATTATTGTAGGTATAGACTGTCCTGTTTGATTCTGGTTTTTGTGTAAACTTCGTGGTCAGTTTTGATACCAGTCGCCCTTCATCAGAAAGATGTCTCAGTTTTGGATAGGTTTCGAGATAATTAAATGAAATCTCATCGGTTTTCTTATTCAAAATATCCCACTGAAGAATATGATTGGCATACATTCCAGTCTTGATGTTATCGATGATATTGAAGGTCTTCGAAAAGGAATAGGCATTAATTCTTTCGGCTGAGTCGTCGGCATTTGGAGTTCGGGCCAAATCAATGATATTTGCAATCGAAGTTTTTAGAGTCTTCACTGAAGGCTTTTCGTATAGTTTTTCCAATGGCACGAAATGGAATGTGGACTGAAGGGCCGAACGAAAATTGATCGTTTCAAAGAAAAGATAAGAAGCACCCAGATAATTTGGAGAAATGGACTTGGAGGCCAGCCAATTAATCGCGGCAAATGGATTTAGGTGAGGGATGATGATATTCTTTGGTCTGTCTGTCTCCTCAAAATTAATTCTCTTTCGAGTCTTGAGATCATTAAAAAGAATGTCTGCCGTGATTGCCGAATACTTCTTGTCTCGGTAGGATTTTGAAATTCTAGTAGTCTGGTCCTCAAAGAATTCTGGAGTCACTAGATTCAAGACAGTGGCCTGTTTCTTCGTGTTCACCAAAAATCGGTTACTGATGTTATAGACATGAAAGACCAGCTTCAGAGTCTTTCGATTTTTCTTTTCCTGAATGGTAATATGAATTTCTTCATTTCCGATAATCGGGCCGACTGTGTGAAACTTATCAATTGGTGTCGAGGCGATATTATGAATCTCATTCAGAATCAAAGTTCCGTGAATACAATTAAGAAAAATGTCCTCAACCAATTCAAATGATGAATAATACTCCAGAAGATCAAGCCACTGAGGTTCTGATGTTCTTCGGTGCGACTTCAGCCTTAATTCCAAAATTTCTAGTCCTTGGGATATTGCCATCTTTTTTAGATACTCTTTAGCTCATTCTTGAAAGCATTTACGAAATCCTGAAGCAATTCCGGCTTCAGAACCCGAATGATTCTTTTATTCTGATTCTCGATTACTTCTTCGTCATACATTGATCGGCGGAATCTTCTCTGATCCTCGGCAATGAGGGACCATGTATCGATATCAGTTTCCATAAATTCCTTTTCGTCCACATGATGCTTCATGTAATATTTCACGAATGGAGGATGAATTTTCGCCACATCATTTTGCCCATCAGCCAGTTCATCTTCCAGAATTACCGAAAAGGAATAATTTGAAATATAATCTATTGTGTAGATTCCATTATACTTATTGCTGGATGAAAACCAGACGAAGGCTCGGCGTTGGTCCATAAACCCATGAGTATCAATTGAGGTAATCGTGCAAACATTTCCAGAAATTACATAAGAGGCATCAAATGGGTCCGAGAAGTTCTGAATATCCTGAAGAGATCCACCATACTTGTTGATGACATATTTCTGAAATTCTCTGGAATTCAAAGGCAAGTCCCATAAAGGATCTATTAGAGAATTCATATAGAGAATAATCCAGTAGTAATATGGGCTACCATAGAGTTTGTCACTGACTGTTTCCAGTGTCTCAAATTCATTCATGGCATATTCATAATAATTTGAGGAATCAATGACTGAATCAGTCCGAAGGACGACTCTCTTGAATATATCCGAAACAACTGTTTTCTTGCTGGCCCCCGGATTCAGTAGATCAGGATAGAGTAGATATTGTAATTCTGAAAAATACATTAGAATCCTCGGTTAATTGACTCTTTCGTGTGAACCACGGTTTCTCTAAATTTCAGGGCCAGATCGATCTCAACTGGCTGACCGTCAGTAAAGGTATTAAATTGATTCTTCTGACCAGAGTAATTCACATTCATGTCTTCCAAATAGCACGAAGAAATCTTATTCAACATGACATTTTCAACGGCCTTTCCGCCTTGGGATCGCCAGTAGGTAATCACGAACAGAGAAGGAAACTTAAATTCCTTTCCATTGACAGCCAATTCTGGGTGCATCTGAAATCGAAACTCTTTCAGAATATTCTGAATTGTTCGGGACTCGTTTTGGTTTCTGGGAACAAGCCGGAAATTATAGTCAAAGGTTCTCATTTTCATATTCTTGAATAGCTGTTCGGAAACAGGATTATAGGCCGATCCTCTTTTTCCTAATTGCAGGGCAAAGATTTCGGTTGCACTCAAGGCACCAGCTACGCTCAATAGGGCCGACTTTGCTATGTCTCCTGATCGCTGCCACAGATGACTCAGGGACTCCTTTCCCACTCCCAACAAATCGACTCCTTCGGCCTGAATATAGTCTCTCATAAGACCCTGATCAATTTGCTGTAAATCTGCTGAATAGTTCACCTTTACTTCATCTGGCATGTACAGAATAATATTTGAATCAGAAACTCTTCGATAGGTTCCTTGTGAAGACAGCCGAGGCAGAGTATACTGGTCAACAATTCGGGAATTTACTCCGTCATCAATGTCCACCACGGAACCGTCTGTGTTCCGAATTGTCCGAACCGAAGTGAACTGTTCGGTATCCGAAGCCAGCCGAACAGCCGAGAATATCATAAAATGAAAGGCATCATTATCTTTATTATTGTTGGTGCCAGTTTCTCGGACATAGGTATTTTGTCCCAAGTCATTTGGGAACACATGGGTTCTTGGTGCTGTTGCCATATAAGTATATTTATATGAGACGAAGAGGCGGCTATATTCAAGGAACATTTCGGCCAAAAAATCCGGCAAAGTACCGAGGCAATCTGAATAATATAACATTTCGGAGTTCTTGGGAACTTCGTCTTTTTAATTATCTGGACCAGAATTCAAGTGTTCTCGAATGGAATTCCGAAGAGGTTGTTATTCCATATTTTTTTCCTCTTGATGGAAAATGGCACCGATACTTCGTTGACGCCTATGCAAAATTCCGAACTCGGTCTGGCGAAATTCAGAAATATCTGATAGAGGTAAAGCCAGAAAAGGAGACTCTGAATCCGGCCCTGAAGCCCAGAAAAAGACGGACAAAGTATTCTCGACTGGAAGAGGAAACCTATGCCAAAAATTCCTGTAAGTGGAAGGCCGCGACCGAGGCGGCGGAACTAAATGGCATGAAGTTTATTATTCTTACCGAAAATGAACTCTATAACAAGAAGAGACATAAATAAGAGATATGCCGATCAATACACCGAACCCAGAAAGACGTGGTGGGTTCTCAGATTTCATCGCAAATATTAATAAGACCTCCTATGCTACCAAATACAAGTACGAGGTTCAGTTTCTCTTTCCAGAATATTTTCGGACCAATTTTCTGACAAATGAGTCATTTCGATTTTTTAAGTATTCGGATTTCAAGACTGTAGACGAAATAAATCGATTTCGGTGTGTCGAGGCAGCATTTCCGGCACGAGTATTTTCGACAATTGATTATAGGTACAATGGTCCGGTTCGTAAGCAACCATTCAATATTCAATTTGATGACGTGTCCTTTACGATTTTATGTAGTGAGGATCACCGAGAGAGATTTCTTTTTGAGGAATACTTTCAATTGGCCTATGACAGTAAGTATAATCTAAGATACAATGACGACATTAAATGTCCTGCCATCAAGATTTTCCAATTGGATCATACCGAAGAATACAAGACCCTAGAGATTGAACTGATGGACTGTATGCCAGTTTCTCTGGAGTCCATGCCGCTGTCCTATTCAATTCAGAATGAACCACAGACCTTTCAGGTTAGATTTAATTTCAGAGATTACCAAACAAAGGAGCTTAATTATTAAAAATTATGGCAAAGTTACCAAAACTACCAATTCCAAAGTATGACGTGATTCTTCCTTCCACTGGAAAAAAGATCGCTGTTCGGCCCTATTTGGCTAAGGAACAGATCATTCTTCTAATGGCTCAGGAATCCAATGACAGATCAGATATTATTTCCGCGATTAAGCAGGTAGTAAATAACTGTATTCTGGACGACAGCGTGGACATTGATTCTCTACCGAGTTTCGATGTCGAATATCTTTTCCTGAAACTTCGGGGAATTTCTGTTAATCAGCAGATCGAGCTAACCTTTTCCTGCACAAAGGAAATTAAGGGAAAGAAGTGTACCGGAACATTCGATCATGTGATTCAGATTGAGAATCTGGATGTAGATAAGAAGGTAAAGAAGGGAGATAATGTTATCAAATTGGTGGACGATTTCTCCATGATTATGAAGTATCCGACCTTTGATATTTTGGAATCTAATGCCAAATTCTTTCAGGGTCTTCTGGAATCCGAAGAGGAACAA